TCCACGGTGCGGTCGCCTACAAGGCCCGCTGCCGCGAGTGACTTCGCGCCCGTGACGAGCGCGGAGGGATTGGCGGGAACGGAGACCACACTGATCTCCAGCAGATCCGCGCTCGAGTAGATGACGCCATACGGCGGCATCCCGAGTTCAGCCTTCTCCTTCTCGGTGGCTTCCTGCGCCTCGCGGGGCATGAACCCCACGGACACGGCGTTCAGGAACCCGCCCTTGGAGAGCTGGTAAATCGTATCCGCGAACTCATGCGCCTCCGGCGGAGCGAACTCGACCGACGCCAGGAGCGCAGGCTTGCCGTTCTCCATGACGCTGCGGCGCACGTTCGTCGCGCGTCCGATCGGCGGCACGTTGCTCGTGTCGTGGCCCCACAGGATGACTGGGTTCCGCTTGTAGGTCGTCAGGTTCCAGCCCGCGACCTTGATCACGTCGCCCATCCGGTCGGGCGTCTCGTCGCTCGCGATGTAGGTCAGCGTCCGCTCGCCAGACTCAACGGGCACGGAAGCCTTGGCGCGGATCTGCGGCAGGCCGCTCGCCTTGAGGTTGAGCAGCTCGCGGGCACTGAGATCCTGGGGATTCGCGCAGAGGTCGGTGAGGAATTGGTGCGTCATCAGAGGTCGCTGAATTCAGGGTGGACGCCAGGGAGAAGGACGCAGCGGCAGTTCGCGACCTGCCCGGCTCCAGCTTGCGAGTCGCCAGGGTAGCGGAGCCCATAGCCGAACTCCTGGCCGAGCGGGACCACGCGGCCATTGAGCTCGGCGTGCGACTCTCGAGCGCCGGGGTTCGCGAACCACTCCGCTGACTCGTAGCCCTCAGCCTCGAGCTCGCCCAGCCGCCCGAAGTTCGCGGCGGCGGTCGTCTCGGTCCTGGCGATGAGGTCGGCTCGCTGCGTCGTGCTCAGGAGCGTGGCGTTGAAGTATTCCTCGCTCTGCTCGAGGGTGGCCCAGAGAGCCTCGCGGATGCTGGAATACTGGGCGTCGGGATCGCTGATCTGGCGCACGATCGCACGCTGGATCTCGAGGCGCAGGTTCTCCGCGATGCCCTTCAGGATCGGCGTGTTCTCCGCGAGGTACTGCACCACCTTCGGGTTCTCCACGCTCAGGAAGTAGGTGGACGCCGAGCCCGTGATCTCCGTCGCCATGTCGTTGGCACTCGTCAGGATCATCGTCCCGATCTTCGGGCCAAGGGCCGCGACCATCGCGTCCTCGAACTCCTCGATGTTGATCGCGAGCAGGCGCTGGATCTCGGCTTCGGTGTAGATCGCCTTGCGCTTCGGAGCCGCCCGCTCGGTCGGGTTGATCGCTTCCTCGCGCACGCGGCGGCGCATCGCCAGGACCAGATCACGCAGCACGCGCTTCGCCGCCTTCGCCATCTTGGCCTCCTCGGCCTGGATGCTGCGGTCCCAATCTTCCCACGCGCGGAGCTTCGCCTCGTCGCCCTCGAGGGCCTTCGTGCTGCCCTCCACGCTGCGAGACTTGCCAGGGTCGAAGGCCCAGTTCTTCAGCGAGATATCGCGCTTCGACGGGCAGTCTCCGACAGGCTCGCCCTGCTCCATGTTCTTCATCCGAGCGATGAAGGAGATGGCGCGGTTCGCAGCGCGGACGTGCGTGCCGTCCCAGTCCGCCTTCTTCGTCTCGAGCAGGCGCAGGTTGCGGTCGATCACAGCAGTCGGGTTCTGCGATGCCTTGCGGCTGCACTCCGTCTCCCGCCACGCCTTGAGGTCGGACGCGCTCATGTTCACGGAGGCCCGCCACTTGGCGAACACCTCGTCGAGCTCCTCGGGGTCCACGGCCTTGTCCACGATGCCGCGCACCTCGTCCTCGGACGGGATCGAGCCAGGGGCCACTTCAGCGAGGATCCGCTCGGCGCGAGCCTGATCGAACGGGAAGGCTGCGATGATGAGCTGGATCACCGTGTCCTTTGGGAGTCGCCCGCTGGCGTACTGCTCAATCAGGTTCAGCAGGCTCTGAATCTGGGCGCCGTTGAGCGACACGCTAGGATCCGCCGTGGCCTCCATGCCCTGCGCTGGCGCGGCCTCCGGCGGCGGCTCGTCGCCGTCCACAGGCTCCGCTGCGGGAGCATCCCCGAAGACAGGGACCTGGCTGACTGGCATATAGGCTTGATCGACGTGCTCGAGGTCCGTGTCGTCGAGGTTCATCCCAGCAAGGTCTGCCGCCTCGCGGAAGGTGCGACCGCCCTGGGCGAAGAGCTTCAGCGCCCGCTCCACCTTCGAGTCCTCGTCCTCGCGCAGTGCGCCCACGCCGCTCGTGTCGAAGCTAACGCGGTACATCTGCTCCGGCCCCATCAGGCGCCGCACGAACTTCGTCTGGAGCTCGTCGGCCAGGAAGTCGAGGAACGGGGTCACAGTCACCTCCCAGAACGAGCGGAATGCGCTCTGGCTCGAGGCATAGTTCAGGCCCTCGGTCAGCCCGATGATCGGCTTCGTGACGCCGAACACGCTCATGATGGTCTCGCGGTTCCAGGCTCGCATCGCCTCGAACTCCATCTCGTGGGGCGAGAACCCGATCTCCTCGTAGGTCGTCCCCTGGGGCAGCACGGCGGTCTTCCGGTGCTGGTCAGGCCGCTCGTGGGCCTCTCTCCACGCCGCAGCGATGGCGCGGCTGTCAGCATCGGTCAGGTGGCCCTCGACGCTTAGAACGCCTCCTGGGCTCCCTCCGTTGGAGAGCAGCGCCTCGTCGTAGCGGTCGAGCACGAAGTCCTTCGCCGCCGTGCGGTACGCGGCCTGCATCGGCCCCATCCCCCGCAGCGGGTTGTAGGGGTTCGATTGCGCGATCTGGATCACAGAGCGGTGGTCGAGCTCCACGCTCCCCGCCTTCGTCGCCATGCGCCACGCGCGAGGGAGCTGCGTCTTGTCGTCGATGATCTCCTCGAGGAGATCCCCTCGGACGGGCCAGAGCTCGTCCGGCACGCGGATCCGGTCCTGGGGCTGGATCGGGCGGATGACCCCGTTCTCCTTCGTCATCATGATGAGGAAGGTCTCTCCGTACAGGCTCTGGGTCTGGCTGATGGACTCGAGCCACTTGCGCTGGCTCATCAGCGCGTTCGGCATCGCGAGCAGGTCCACCAGGGGGCCGCTCTCCACGGGCTCCATCTCGCCGTCCGAAGTCTGACGCTGGACGACCAAGGGCACGCTCGAGACCGCTCGAGCGATCGCGGAGACGCAGGCGTTGACCCACGGGTGCTGCGCGTAAGGGCGCGTAAGGGTCGCGTCCCCGGCGAGCTGCATCATGAACCGATAGCCGTACCGCCCCGCGTCGGTGTCGCTGTAGAGCTTCGACGTTTGGAATCCGGACGAGGTTCTCGCGAAGGGCGAGGTCTCGTCCTGGCGGCTGGTCTGGGCGGTGCGTTGGACGCTCACCCCCCTATTGTGGACGAGGTGCGGACCTCGGAACAGCGCGGTGTCAAGCGGATTCCCTAGATGTAGGGACGGCCCTCGAGGAGCGATCGCCATATTCTCGGGATGTTTTCCCGGAAAAGGGGTTCACGGGCGGGGGGGGATCGCCGAATATATGTGTGTCGAGGGAATGAGCCCGCGACGCACCTGACAACTCGAAACCGACACGCCATGAAGAACTCCAACTGGTTCGACCTTCTTACCGCCGACGCCTCCATGACCGACGCCGAGTACGCTGTTCTCCTCGAGCGCATCACCCCGGAGCCCACTACGGAGCCCATCGGGCACCCGCGCTACAAGGATGAGAAGAACATCTCGGACATGACCCCCGCCGAGCTGCTTCAGCTTGGCCGCGAGCTTGGAACCCTCGGCCACAAGTGGCTCGGCCGCTGATCCGCCGCCTCCCCCGCCTCCTCTTCCTAAACAGCCGCCCACGGGCGGCTTTTTTCGTGCCCCTACCCCGGCCCGCCCCGCCGCTTGATCGCCGCCGCCGTCATCGCTCGGTTCTCGATCGCGATCTGATCCGCGTCCACCTCCAAGGTGATCCACATCATCTCGCAGTCGAGGCACACGCGCTGGCGCTTCACGCTGCCGCCGCTGTCGATCGAGCGGGTATCTCGCACGCGGATGCGCGTGCTCGCGCACTTCGGACACTTCATTCGGTTCCTCGCTTCAAGGGACGTGCCGCCACGTCTGGCGCGTGACGACGTAGTGGATGGCGACGTGGCTCACGCCGTACTTCTCGCCCAGGGCGGCAAGGGTCGCGCCCTTCGCAGCCTGATTCCGGATCGCGCGGACCTGGCGGGCCGTGAGGCGAGCCATGCCGTTCTTCTCGCCTTTGCGGTTCTCGAGTTTCATCCCATCAGCCTCGCAGATTCCGGCACCGATTCCCATCAAATAAAGAACGGCACGCGCCTCGAGCTGCCCCTCGAAAACGAGAGGACCCACGCATCCGCGAAGTCAGGCGACCGCCCGTCCATCCTCGAGCGGATCTTCTCCTTCGGCTCAATGCGGAGCTGCCCGTTCCCGCTGAACTCGTACTGGATCAGGTTGCACTCGCGCCAGATCGTTCGGCGGTACGCTTCGGGCACCGAGGCCAGGCCCTGGTCCAGGGCGCAGCGTGCCGCCCAGTAGAGCTCGCTGCGGCGGTTCTGCACCTTGACCTCGGAGCCGATCGTCTCCGTCCAGTCCCCCACGGGCCTCGCTCCGAAGTCCACGCCCTCCACGTTGTAGCCCTGCTCGCGGAGCCGGTCGACGACACCCGCGCCCAAGCCGATCACGTCGATGTGGACGTTCTGCCAGGGCACGTCGCGCTGCTTCGCGTACTCCGCGATCCGCGCCGCCGTCTCCATCAGGTCGCGGTTCTGCCAGCTCTGGGCGTCCTCAACGCGACCGTTCCGAGTGAACACGAGCGTGTTCGAGTCCCCCTGCCCTCGAGCGATGTCCGCTCCGATGTGCAGCC